TGTTGGAAATCTACCGAAAGTAAAGGCAGAGCAATATCTCCGTGACGTGATGATGAGATATCGTAACAAACTTGTATACGACGCTAACACTGGAGAGGTACGTGATGACAAAAAGTACATGGCGATGCTGGAAGATTTCTGGCTCCCTCGGAGAGAAGGAGGACGTGGTACTGAAATTTCTACTCTTCCTGGAGGTCAAAACCTCGGTGAGATCACGGACATCGAGTATTTCAAAAAGAAATTATACAAATCATTAAATGTTCCTGTCTCCAGAATCGAAGGAGATGGTGGATTTAACCTTGGTAGATCTTCTGAAATCTTAAGAGATGAGGTTAAATTTAGTAAGTTTGTTGGACGTTTGAGAAAGAGATTCTCAAGATTGTTCAATGATATGCTTAGAACTCAACTGTTATTAAAGAATATAATCACCCCAGAAGACTGGGAGACTATGAGTGAGCATATACAATATGACTTCTTATATGATAATCACTTCTCAGAATTAAAAGAAACTGAGTTATTTAACGAGAGATTAGCAGCAGCAACATCTGCTGAACCATATATTGGTAAGTACTTCTCCCAAGATTATGTAAGAAGAAAGTTATTACGTCAGACTGATGAAGAGATATTGGAACAAGATAAGATTATGAAAAAAGAAATAAAGGATGGGATTGTTATGGATCCTATGACACCAGTTGATCCTGAAACTGGTGCTCCTCTTGGAGATCTCGGTGCACCTATAATGGAACCAGATCTAGAGAAGGCATCTCAAGCTGCTACTATGGGTAGTGCCGAACTCGATACGGGTATTGTAAGACCCAAGGGTGGAGAGATATAAATATTACAGATTACTCACATATTTGACATTTTAACATGACTGAACAACCTGATATGGATAATGTACAATCTAAATTAATGGATATGATCATTGCTGATGAATCTCCATCTAATATTAGTGATACTATAAAAGATATGCTTTTTGCAAAAGCTGCTGATAAAGTAGATACTGCTAGACCTGATGTAGCTAATTCAATACTCAATACAGATGTTGATGCAGCAGATACTGATGAAGTATCAACAGGTGAAGAGTAATTATAAATAACTATTAAATGGACTTTTAAGGATAATGGCTCTTAATCCAATTGGTGATCAAGTAAGTATAACGACTAGTGGTTCTTCTGCTAAATCAGCAGCACAAGCACATAAGACGAAATATTTACGTGTCGTCGCTAAATCTAATGACGCATATCTTGAAATAGGTGGCGAACCAACTGCAACTACTGCTAGTTTTTATTTGGTTAAGGATGTTCCTGAAGTAATAAGCACAGGTCAAGTTAGATCTCAACCTGTTCAAAAAGTTACTAAAGGAAACCCTACTATTATAGATTTCCAATCAGGAACTGGTTCTCAGTTTGTGGTTGGTGATTATGTTACATTGACTGCGCCAGGACAAACTACTTTTGCTTTTGCTCATAAAGAAGTAACTGCGGTTAATAATACTGCAAACTTTGATGGATATCATGGTACAAGAATTACAGTTGATACTAATACTTCTGGAGCTACTGGTACATGGGATGAAGCAAAATTGGGTTCAGATTTAAGAGAGTCGTTTAAAGTTGCTGTACTACAAGAAGGTGGTGCAGGTACTGTGAAAATTCAACAAGTTCAAGTAGTAGGAGATTCCTAATGAAACTGATTAGAGAAGAAATTGAATCTGTAGAATTTATTACAGAGGAAAAAAATGGTAAAAAGTCTCTCTATATTGAGGGAATTTTTCTACAAGGAAACATTAAAAACCGCAATGGTAGAATGTATCCAATGGAAACACTTCAAAAAGAAGTGGGACGTTATAATGAAGCACATGTCAATACAGGTAGAGCACTTGGAGAATTAGGTCATCCTGATGGTCCAACTGTTAACCTTGATAGAGTTTCTCATAAGATAACTTCTTTGAGAGAATCTGGTTCTAACTTTATAGGTAGAGCAAAAATCCTTGACACACCAATGGGTCAAATTGCAAAGTCTCTTATAGGAGAAGGTGTAAAACTTGGTGTATCTTCAAGAGGTATTGGTTCATTGAAACCAACCAAAGAAGGATTCAATGTTGTTGGTGAAGACTTTATGTTAGCAACAGCAGCAGATATAGTAGCAGATCCTTCTGCTCCCGATGCATTTGTTGAGGGAATTATGGAAGGAAAAGAGTGGATCTGGGAAGGTACTACCCTTCGGGAAAAACTCGCTTCTGAAACTAAAAACAAAATTGATACACTTGTATCACAAAAAGCTCTTGAAGAGCATAAATTAAACTTGTTTAATGAGTTTATAAACTCATTGTAAACAAAAACTTTATAAATAAATATAGATTTTAACTTTTACACAGGAAATCGGAGAGAACTAACAATGTCTAGTGGCAAAGATTTACAAGAAATGGAAGTAGGCACAACTCCCTCTAAAACTGCTGCCAACGCTAATGCGTCACCAGGAGAACCAATGCCTAAATTAACTACTGGTGGTACACCACCAACTGTAGAAGATTTAGGAGGCCCTACCCCAGATAACTACAAATCAGATGACGATTCAGCAAAGCTGAAGTCTGCTGGTGCTACTCTAAAGCAAGTTAGAGATGTAGTTAATAAAAATGCCACTGCTGGCGATCAAACTGCTGGCAAGAGTGCTACTCCAGTTAAGGTTCCTGAAGAAGTTGAAGCAACTGGTGAAGATGTAGTTTCTGAGGAAGAAGAAGTGTCTACAGATGAAGTAGTTGCAGAAGAAGAGACAACAACAGAAGAAGTAGTTGCTGAAGAAGAAACTACTGAAGAAGAAGTTGTTGCAGAAGCACCTGACTATACAGAGATAAGCATCGATGAAGATGTTAATGCTCTTGTAGAAGGTGAAGAGCTTTCTGAGGAGTTCAAGGAAAAAGCAAAAACAATCCTTGAAGCTGCAGTAAAAGGCAAAGTAGTACAAATCAAAGAAGTACTTGATGCTGAATACGAAGCAAAACTTCTCGAAGAAGTTGAGACTATCAAAGGTGCTCTAAATGAGCGTGTTGATAGCTATCTTGAATATGTTGCTGACGAGTGGTTCACTGAGAACCAACTTGCAGTAGAGGGCGGTCTTAAGGAAGAATTAACAGAATCCTTTATGACTGGTCTTAAGAGTCTTTTTGAAGAACATTATGTAACTATCCCTGAAGAAAAATATGATGTACTACAGAGCATGGTAGAAAAATTAGATGATATGGAGTCCAAACTCAATGAGCAAATCGAAAGGAATGTAAGTTTGAATCAAAGACTTTCTGAGTCTTCTTCTGACGTAATTCTTGCCGATGTTTCTGAAGGTCTTGCTGACACTCAGAGAGAAAAGCTTGCCTCACTTTCCGAAAGTGTAGAGTTTGAAAGTGAAGAATCTTATCGTGAAAAGTTGGAAACACTTAAGGAATCTTATTTCCCTACAACAACTCCAACTGCTAATAAGTCAGAGAGTTTATCAGAAGGAGTCGATAGTTCACCTGAAATACCAACAGGGACAATGGCTAAGTATCTTAAAATGCTCTCGTCTACTGGCAAATAACTGATTTTAATATTAATCAAACATAAACACATTTTACTTTAACCGCAATGTTCCATTCAGAACAGTTGCAGGAAAAGTGGGCACCCCTTCTTAACGCAGAAGGAGTCGATGAAATCAAAGATAGTCATCGTAAAGCTGTAACCGCTGTCCTGCTCGAAAACCAAGAAAAATTTCAAACTGAACAGACTGCATTTAATGAGTCTGGTTCATTCTTAACCGAAGCTACACCAACGAACTCAACAGGTTCTGCGGTTGCAAACTTCGACCCCGTTCTAATCTCATTGATTAGACGTGCAATGCCAAACTTGGTCGCTTATGACCTTGCTGGTGTTCAGCCAATGAGTGGTCCTACTGGACTGATCTTCGCAATGAGATCTCGTTACAACTCTCAGACTGGCGACGAAGCATTCTACAACGAAGCAGATTCTGGATTTGCTGGACAGGATGCAGCATTTAATAACACTGCTGGTTATACCGATATCGCAACTGGTATGGGTACAACCGCACAAAGTGGTTCTAACCCTGCTGTTCTTAACCCAGTTGGTGCTGGTGGTTCTAACCTAGACTACAACGTTGGTCAAGGTATGACAACCAACGAGGCAGAAGGTCTCGATGGTCAAGGCGATTCTGCCTTCAACCAGATGGCATTCAGCATCGAGAAAGTAACAGTTACTGCGAAATCTCGTGCGTTAAAAGCTGAGTACTCACTAGAGCTTGCTCAAGACTTGAAAGCCATCCACGGCTTAAATGCTGAAGCAGAACTTGCTAACATCCTTTCTACTGAAATCCTTGCTGAAATTAACAGGGAAGTCATTAGAACGATTTACAAGACTGCTGAACAGGGTGCTGTACAAAACGTTGCAACTGCTGGTCAGTTCGACTTAGACATCGACTCAAATGGTAGATGGTCTGTTGAGAAGTTCAAGGGACTTTTATTCCAGATTGAGAGAGATGCTAACGCTATCGCACAAAGAACTCGTCGTGGAAAGGGTAACGTAATCCTCTGCTCTGCAGACGTTGCTTCTGCTCTAACAATGGCTGGTGTACTTGACTACACTCCTGCACTTAATGCTAACCTTAATGTTGATGATACTGGTAACACATTTGCTGGTACTCTACAAGGTAAGTACAAAGTCTACATCGATCCATATGCTGCAAACCTAGTTGGTTCTGGTGGACCACAAGGTGGTAATCAGTACTACGTTGTTGGTTATAAGGGTTCATCTCCTTATGATGCTGGATTGTTCTATTGCCCATACGTTCCTCTACAGATGGTTCGTAGTGTTGGTCAGGACTCATTCCAACCACGTATCGGATTTAAGACTCGTTACGGCATGGTTGCAAACCCATTTGCTGAAGGTCTTACTAAGGGTCTCGGTGCTCTCACCGTTAACTCTAACCGCTACTACAGACGTGTTGCTGTTAAGAACCTCATGTAAG